TGAAGCCGTAATGCACCACGTTGCCCTCGGTCGTATGGATGAAGCCCTGGCGTTCCCATTTGTCGTACATCACATGATCGCGCCGGACGCGCAGCTGCATGGTGTCCTCGGGGAGCCAGAAGTACGGAAGCACGATGTACTGCTCTTCGTCATCCCTTGGCGGGAACACCAGCACCATGGCTGTCAGGTCACTGGTGCTGGAAAGGTCAAGCCCGGCATAGCATGCGCGGCCTTCCAGTTCATACTCATTGACAGCGCCGCCGCATTCATCCCATTTGTCCATGGGCATCCAGCGGATACTCTGCTTGACCCACTGGTTCAGACGCAGCTGACGGAACATGTTCTCATCGGCTGGCGTTTCCTGGGCTTTGCGGAAAGCGTCCCGCACCTTGTCAATGGAGATCGTTTGATCCAACGAGGGGTTTGCCTTATACCAGTTCTTTTCATCTGTCCAGTCGGCATCATCCGGCAGGCCGTAAAGCACCGGGTAAAACCGGGGATCATCCTTTCTGCCTTCGATGATGTCCAAGGCTTTTTGATGAACCTCCCAGCAGATGCTGTTCCGGTCGGTACCCGCCGTCGTCAGCAGGAACCACAGTGGCTGTTTCCGGGCATCGCCGCTGCCCTGGGTCATGACATCATACAGTGCGCGGGTAGGCTGGGTGTGTAGCTCGTCGAAGATACAGGCGCTCACATTCAGGCCGTGCTTGGTGGCCACCTCCGAGGACAGCACCTGATAGATGCTTCCTGTCGGCTGGTAGACCATGCGTTTGGTGCTGGGGATGATCTTGATCCGCTTGCTGAGCGCCGGTGACTGCTTCACCATATCCACAGCCACATCGAACACGATAGCCGCCTGCTGACGGTCGCTGGCGCAGGAGTAAACCTCCGCCCGCCACTCATCATCATTGCAGAGCATGTTCAGGGCAATGGCAGCGCCGAGCTCACTCTTTCCGTTCTTCTTCGGGATCTCGATGTAGGCCGTATTGTACTGCCGCATGGATGGATCATCGTCCCGGACGGTACCAAACACATCCCGGATGATCTTTTCCTGCCAGGGCAGCAGCTTGAACGGCTCCCCATGGAATTCTCCCTTGGTATGCTTCAGGCACTCAATGAACTGCGTCACCCGGCGGGCTTTCGCTTCACTGAACATCCTGCCAGCCCCCCTTCAGGACGGATTCCATCGGATCGTCGCTGGCTGCGCTGTCGCCGCTGTTGGCGTAGAGCCGTGCCCGGCTGGCAGGCGTCAGGCCGAACTCTGAGCAGAAGGACTGCATAATTTTCAGGTTCTGCATGGCGATGCTGACCTGCGGAACCTGCTGTACATAGCCGCTGGGCGTTTTGAAAATGGTGCCGTGCTGGGACAGGAATTCTTCAGCTTCCCGCCACCGGGCGTAAGCCTGGCAGTACCCGGCGAAGGCTTCCATGTCATGTTCGGTGAGAACACCCATGGCGATCAGGGAGGGAGCCAGACGCTTCCATTCCTTTTTTGCTTCCGGCATCAGCCAAGCAGGGCACTTCACGTTGTCCTGGGGTGGCGTCGGCTCATCCTTGTTCAGCGGTCGTCTGCCCTTGCCACGGTCGCCCTCCAGTTCTTTCAGGGCCGTGGGCAGGGGCTTTCTTCCTCTGGTGGCCATCTGGTTTCACCTCCGTTTCTCTTGAAAAGTGTGTTTCTCCGGGGATAGTGTCTGGATACTGTCTGGGAAAAGTGTGTTTCTGCAGCACTGTTACTTGCTTACAGCAATACTGTCATAGGGCTGTGTCTGGCCGTCCCGCAGCACGGTGATCTCCTGATCCGGGTACTCTAGGTGAAAACGCTCCACTATAACTGTCGCGTACTTCGGATCAAGCTCCATCGTCCGGCAGATCCGGTCGGTCTGTTCGCAGGCGATGAGGGTGGAGCCGCTGCCGCCGAACAGATCCATAACCACGGCGTTCGGTGCGCTGCTGTTCTTAATGGGATAGGCCAGCAGCGGGATCGGCTTCATGGTCGGATGGTCAGCGCTCTTCTTAGGCTTATCAAAGTTCCAGATGGTGGACTGCTTTCGGTCGGCGAACCACTTATGCTTCCCGTTGGGGAGCCAGCCATAGAGTACGGGCTCATGCTGCCACTGGTATGGACTGCGGCCCAGCACGAGGCTGTTCTTCACCCAGATGCAGACCCCGGAAATATGAAAGCCGGACTCCTTGAAAGCCCGGCGAAAGTTCAGCCCTTCGGTATCCGCATGGAAGATGTACGCGCTGCCGCCCTCGGCCATGTGAGCCGCCATGTTCTGGAAAGCGGCCAGCAGGAACGAGAAAAACTGCTCATCCGCCATACTGTCGTTCTGGATCTTCTTTCCGTCAGCGGACTCATACGCGACGTTGTAGGGAGGATCGGTCACGACCAGATTGGCCTTGATGCCGTCCATGAGCGCGTCCACTGCATCCTGCGATGTGCTGTCCCCGCACATCATGCGGTGCCTGCCCAGCGTCCAGATGTCACCGGGCTGTACATATACGTTGACTGTTTCCGGATCAATCTCACAATCATCGTCATGCACATCCTTGTCATGCACCTTGGAAAAGAGATCGTCCACCTCGGCAGCGTCAAAGCCCGTCGCGCCGAGATCATATCCGGCGCTTTGCAGATCCTGCAGCAGGTCAGCCAGGGCCGTAGGTTCCCAGTCACCAGTGGCTTTGTTGAGTGCAATGTTCAGCGCCTTCTCATCCGAAGGGTTCTCGATGTGCACCACAACGCAGTCCACCTCGGTCGCGCCTTCAGCCTTCAGCACCTTGTAGCGCTGGTGACCGCCGACGATGTTGCCCGTCACCTCGTTCCAGACGATGGGATCGACGTACCCGAAGTCGTGCAGGCTGCGTTTGATTTTTTCATACGCGGGATCACCCGGCTTCAGGTCTTTCCTGGGGTTGTATTTTGCAGGCTTCAGCCGGTCAATCGGCATGGTCTGCATGTTCAGATTCGTATTCACGGTTCCTCCTTCTGCCGTCCTTTGGGGCGGCTTTTTTGATATCCGGGCGGGCCGATACCCCCACCCCCGAATTTGTCGGAAATTCACGCGTGAGGGGGGCGCGGTCTCCGCCAGGCACACCCAGGGATCTGACCACCCCCTCCCGGGCACACCTCGGCCCGGCGGCTGGGCACACCGACCTGCCCGCCGACTTCGCCAGAGCAAAGCGGAGAAGTGTGCCGCCCGCCGGACTTCTTCACGGCAAAGCGGAGAAGCGCCGCCCGCCCGGACTTCACCAGAGCAAAGTCGGAAAGTCCTGTGCCCGGGTGGACTTTTCCAGAGCAAAGCGGAGAAGTGTGCCGCCCGCCGGTCTTTCGCAGAGCAAAGTCGGAAAGTGTGCCCGGCGGCGGTTCCGGGCGGCAGGTCGGTGTGCCCGCCCGGGCGGCGAAAAACCGCCCGCCCGGTGAAAAAAAACCGGTTTTTTTTCCGGCCCCTACGCGCATGTATAAGGAAGCGCGGCCTCCTTTTTCGCAAAAAAAACCGTTGACTTTTCGGCCCGGCAGAGTGATGGATGTACGCGCCGGGCGGGAAACCGCCCAGAAGGCACAGCCGGGCCGGGCGGGAGAAGCCGCCGCCGGGAGAAAGGAGACCCCCATGAAAACCCAGACCTTCGGCATCGAGATCGAGATGAACCACATCACCCGCCAGCGGGCCGCGCAGGTGGTCGCGGAAACCCTCGGCGAAGGAGCGACCTTCCGGCATGCGGGCGGCGCGTACGACGCTTGGGAGGTCACCGCGCCGGACGGGCGGCGGTGGAAGCTGGTCAGCGACGCGAGCATCGCCGGGCCGCGCGACCAAGGCACAGAGTTTGTGAGCCCGATTTGCCGCTGGGAAGACATCGAAACGGTGCAGGCCTGCGTCCGGGCCCTCCGGGCGGCTGGGGCACACGCCGACCCCTCCTGCGGCATCCACGTACACGTCGGCCTTGGGGAGCACACCCCCAAAACCCTGCGGAACTTGGTCAACTTGGTCAACGCCAAGGAAGACCTCCTGACCCAAGCCCTCCAAATCAGCCCGGAGCGCCGGAGCCGCTGGTGCCAGCCCGTCGACCCACACTTCCTCGCGACCCTGAACCGCCGGAAGCCCGCGACCTCCGAGGATTTCGCCCGGATTTGGTACGACGACATGTGCTGGGAGTACCACGCACACCAGCACTACGACCCCTCCCGGTACCACCTGCTGAACCTGCACAGCGTTTTCCAGAAGGGCACCATCGAGTTCCGGGCCTTCAACAGCACACTTCACGCCGGAGAGGTCAAGGCCTACATCCAGCTTTGCCTCGCGATTTCCCACCAAGCCCTGACGGTGGCTTCCGCGAGCCCGGCCCGCCCGGTCACTGACAACCCGGCATACACCTTCCGGTGCTGGCTCCTGCGGCTGGGCATGAACGGCGAGGAGTTCAAGACCGCCCGCACACACCTCCTGAAGCACATGCCCGGCAACGCGGCTTGGAGGAACGGTGCCGAGACCACCCGCCGGGCCTCCTGAACCCGGCGGCGC